TAGTAACCAACTTGGTAATCGTGAGGAGCTTACATACTCAGATGAAGAGGACGGCAAATGTACTTCTGTTTTATACATGTATAAGGACGAAGAAGGTTTTGTACATTTTGCAAAGAGCGTTAAGAACGTTATATATCAACCAGATAAAAAAATAGTTGCAACGGATCAATTAGGTCAAGAAACATCTACAGGCTTAACAATGTACCCTATAGTTAATTTTATATGGAAGAATAAAAAAGGTAGTGCAAGAGGATGCGGAGACGTAGAGTTTTTAGTACCGAATCAGATAGAACTTAACAAAACATTAGCACGAAGAGCATTAGCAATCAAACAATGTGCATACCCTAAATTAGCATATATGGAAAATGCAATAAGTAATCCAGATAGTTTAGATTTGATAGGAGCTAAGATAGGAGTTAAATATGGAGAAACACAAAAAATTAATGACATTATTACATACTTAAATCCTACAGTAGTATCTCCAGATGCAAAAAGCTTCACAGACGAGTTATTACAAGGCAGTAAAGATTTAGCAGGTGCAGGAGATGCTGCACTCGGTCAAGTAGATCCTACACAAGCAAGTGGGGCTGCAATAATAGCAAGTAGAGACCAGGCAGCTTTACCACTTAATGAGCAAGTAGCAAGATATAAACAGTTTGTGGAAGATATAGCGGTACTTTGGTACGACATATGGAAAGCATACAACCCTAATGGATTAGTTAATACAACAACAGACGATGCGGGGCAAGAACAAGAAGAAGTTATTCCTGCTGAAGTATTAGATCAGATGATGGTAAGCGTGCGTATAGATGTAAGTCAAAATAATCCTTACAGCAAATATGCACAAGAGCAAGCTATTATGAATTTATTCCAGATGAACGCTATTAGCTTTGAGGAAATGGTACAAGCATTAGATGATGATGCAGTTGCTCCTAAGGGCAAGCTACAAGATATTATCGACAAACGAGGCGAGCAAAACAAGATGCAAGATACGTTAGCCCAAGCTTTAGAACAGTTAAAACAGAGCCAAGCAGTAATTGCACAATTGCAAAACCAAAGTGGTGATAATGCACAAGCCAAACAAGAGTTAATAAATGCTTTAGGGCAGATAAAACAACAGCAGGAAATAATAAATAGGATGGGAGGACAAGCCAATGAAATGCAAAGTATGTAATACAGAAATGTTTGTAGATAGAAGTGTGGAGGATATAGAGGAAGGTACAGAGACGTTTATATATAAATGTCCAAACCCACGATGCACAAACTATGGTTATAGAGAAGAGCCAAGCGAAGAGTAAGGCTCTTTTTTATTACATAAATTCGCAGGAGAAGAGCGAAAAAATCTCACATATAGGAAGGAGCAAAAATGGAAGATGAAAGCGTAAACACCCAGGAAGTCGCTGAAACTGGAGAAGTAGAAGTAGTTGATACCAGCGAAAACACAACTCAGGAAGTCGCTGAAACTGAGACTCAGGAAACACAAGAAACACAAGATAATAACAAGACTGAGGAGCGAAACTACGAAAAGGATGCTGCATATGCAAGTTTAAGGAGACAATTAGAAGAAGCAAGACAAGGTAAGGAAAAGGCTGAACAAGACCTAAAAACAATGACGTCTGAGCGAGAAAGACTAGCAAATTCGCTAGGTCTTTTTGGTTTTAAAGGTAACACAGACGATATTGAGGACCAAGCTAAGTCTTATTTTTCAGGTACTCCAGTTGAGCAAGTACGTCAAGAACGTATTGCAGCACAACAAGTTCTTAGAGAACAACAAGAAAGACAAAACGAGCTAGAGAAGCTCAAACAAGAAAATGCAAGGCTAATAAAAGAGCAAAGTGAACGTATTTTTGCGGAAGATTTAAAGAAGATTCAAGCCATAAACCCTAATGTTAAGAGTCTGGACGAGTTAGGGAATAAATGGTGGCAGTTAATGGCAGCAGGTTTCACTGCTGAAGGAGCTTATAGAGCGGTAGAAGCAGACAATAACGTGGATAAGAAAACACCACCACCTGAGATGGGAAAAATCAGTGCTTCTAACAAAGCGGATAAGACTTATTACACACCAGAGGAAGTTGATGCCTTAACTAGCAAACAGCTTGATGATCCAGTTATCTTCGCAAACGTTCGTAAATCCATGACTAAATGGAAATAAAAACGAAAAAGGAGAGATAAAAAATGTCATACGCAAATTTTAAACCAACTGTATGGTCTAAACATATCCAACACGAGTTGGAAAAATTATTAACATTCAAAGCTGACTGCGATTATAAGTTCGAAGGAGAAGCGGGACAAGGCAAAAGAGTAAAAATCTTAGGAGTAGGTAGACCTACAATTAAGACGTATACTCCAGGAGTAGAAATTGACGGAGCTGAAACTCCAGCAGATACAAGTGTATATCTTGATACTGATCAATACAAATACTTCAACTACGGAGTAGATGATGTTGATAAAGCACAAGCAGTACCTGGATTAATGGAAGCATTAAGCGAAGAGACAACAAGAGCAATGGCAGAATTAGAAGATGCTCACATTGCTGAAGTATGTGCATTAGGTGCAGGAGTATATTCAAGCTCAGCTGCTATCACTACAGCAGCAGCAGCTAAAGCAGCAGTTGATAAAGCTTTTGTAGCATTATGGAATAATGGTGTTACAGCTAAGGATAAAGTAACACTTTATTTAACACCATGGTTTTATTCTTTGTTCCAAGACAAACTTGTTGAACTTAAAACAGATAATGACAATTTAATCGCTAAAGGTGTTTTAGGTTTATACAACAGTGCAAATGTTAAGATGTCTAATAACTTATACAATGATGGTACAGATGATTATATGATTATTAAGACTTCTAAAGCAGTAGCACATTGTAATGGTATTGATGGACTTGAAGCATATAGACCAGAAAAAAGCTTCATGGATGCTATCAAGGGCTTAAATACATACGGAACAAAGGTTGTTAGACCTAAAGAATTGTATGTAATTAAAGCAAGAAAATCTTAGTCTGAAAAAGGCTAAGATTTTTAAATAAACGAGAGGAGAGATAAACGATGGCTAAAACAACCATAACTAACGTAGAGATTAATAAGTTTAATACTGCAGTTGCAGGAAAAATAACAACTGCTGCATGTGGCTCTGATGGAGGAAATTATGTTGCAGAAGTAGATTTCTCAAAAAGAAGCGATGACAAGATGCTTCTTATTTTAGAGAATGCAGCAGCAGCTAGCAAAACAGCTACAATAAAAGCTGGTACTAAATTACAAGGAGTTGAAGATTTACCTATTTCTTTAGCTTCTTCTAGTGGAGCAGTAGTTGTAGTAGAAAGCGGTAAATTTGTAAATGATGCTGGTAAAGTAGTTATTCATGGAACAGATGCAAACGTTAAAGTAGCAGCTGTAGCAATGCCTTAATTTGTGGGGAGGGAAACCTCCCCTTAATTTGTTTAATACTTTATATAAATTTCTACTATTGTAGATATGAAGGGAGTGCGACAAAATGACATTAGAAGAAGCAGAACGCAAGGTAATGATAGAGTTAGACGAGGCTGGTGATCCTACAGTACTTGAGAATATAGGAGATTATAAAAGCAAGCTCCCTGACATAATTAATACAGTGCAAAAAGAACTAGCAATGTTTTGTAAGCCTGTAGAGAAGGAAGCAAGCATAACAATAGAGGGAGGATATGCAAATAAACCCAGCGACTGTTATGTAATTAATGAGTTGGTGCAAGGAGACAAAGTATGTGATTTCACATTAAGAGGATTAAGAATATATGCACCAGATGGAGATTACACAATTCGATACGAAAAATTACCAGATGATATAGATGAAACTACAGATGAAACGTACGAATTTGAAATTGACAAAGATGCTCAGGAAGCAATGATACATGGAATCTGTGCACAGTTATGTATCAATGATGAGCCAGAGCTTTATCAGACATATTTTGAGAGATACAATTTAGCAATAGCTAATATACAAGATAAAATGCAAAAATCAACGAAGTTAAACTTTGTTGGGGGTGTTAGACTATGATAGCACAACAAATAAGTCCAAAAAGAGCAAGACCAAAAAAGACCACCATATATAAAACGTTCAAGGGTGTAGACTTTAGTCAAGATGCGTCTTTAGTAGATCCTTCAAGAAGCCCATATGCTCCTAATCTTATATCAGACGTTGGAGGGCTACCTGAAAAGAGACCTGGTTGGAGAGTGTTACATTCATTAGAAAGTCCAATTAATGGTTTATGGTATGGAGAAATAGCAGGAGCAAAATGCTTTATATGTCATGCGGGTACAAAACTATACAAGTTTACAGCAACTACTACAACATTATTAAAAACAGGTGTTAATAATGCAAAGTCAAGTGCTTTTTTTATGCGTGGGAAAAATGATACAGGTAAAATATATATACTTACTGGTACAGAGTTTTTATGTTATAACGGATCAAGTGTAACTAGTGTGTCTAATAACGCATATGTGCCAACAATTATAATATCACGTAACCCATCAGGTGGAGGCACAGTATATGAACCAGTAAATTTAATTGGTGTGCAACGTATAGAATGTTTTTTAGGAGATGGAACTTCTCGATCATATCAATTAAGTGCCACTAATATATCAAGTGTAGACAAAGTCGAAATACTTGAGGATGGCGTGTGGACAACACGTACCTCGGGATTTATAAATTATCTTGAGGCTGGTAGAGTCCAGTTTAATGGCACTATTCCGCCTGCTCCATCGGTTGCAGGACAAGATAATGTGCGTATAACTTATAGCAAGACAGTAAGTGGATATGCAGACAGGATAAATAAATGTACAATATCCGATTTATATGGCTTAGGTGGAAGCAATAGAGTATTTTTAAGTGGCAACTCAACTTATAAAGCCTATGATTGGTACAGTGAGCTATTTGATCCAACATATTTTCCAGATTTGAATTATTCAGTAGTAGGAACATCAGATACTGCTATAGTTGGTTATCAAAAAATGGGGAAATATCAGGTAATACTTAAAGAGGATAATTCACAAGATAGTACAGTTTTTCAGAGATATGGTACGTTAAACAGCGATGGTACAGTAACGTTTTCTATAGAACAAGGTATTGCTGGTATTGGAGCGGTGTCTAAATATTGCTTTGCTTTGTTAGCAGATGAGCCATTGTTTTTATCACGACAAGGAGTACAAGCGATAACTTCTAATACAATAACCGCTGAAAGAACGATTCGTAATAGATCGTTCTATGTAGATAATTATTTGTTGAAAGAAGCAAACTTGCAAAATGCTGTTGCGTGTGAATGGAACGGATATTATGTATTATGCGTTAATAATCATGCGTACATACTAGACGGAAAAGCTAAATCATATAAAGAGAGAGCATATATAGCATATGATTACAATTATGAATGCTACTACTGGACTAACATACCTGCAGTATGTTTATTAAGCGTGGCTGGAGAGTTGTATTTTGGTACGGCAGAGGGTAAGATATGCAAATTTAACACAGATATATCTAATTTAACTAAGTATAGTGATAATGGCAGTGCAATTGTAGCAAGCTGGGCAACGATTAATGATGACGACGGAGCACCACATTTATATAAGAGCATGACTAAAAAAGGGTGCTTAGTAACAATTAAACCTTATACAAGATCATCATGCAAAATATATGCGTCTAAAGACGGAGAGCTTCAACAAAAAATTAGAGAACAATCAATGGATATAATTGATTGGGATGATATTGATTTCGACAGATTCACGTTTAATACGAATGACAATCCGCAAGATATTTTCTTTAAGAAGAAGGTTAAAAAGTATAAGCGATTACAAATAATTGTAGAGAATGATGCATTAAATGAAGGTTTTGGAATACTACAAATAGCTAAAACGTATTCTGTTGGCAATTACGCAAAGAAGTAGGAAGGAGAGAAAAGAGATGGCAGTAAATCTTTATAAAATGGCGAGTAATTTAACTGGGAAGTCTGTATCTGAGCTAAAAGACACAGTAGCAAAAGCTAGAGCTAAATCTAACACTAGCACTAAATCTAATGCTAATACAACTACCACTAAAACCAATGGGAGTTATTTGGATAGTGCTACTGGCAAATATCATACAACTGTAACTAATGCAGATGGGAGTACACAAAGTGGATATATACTTGATGGTACTTCATATTATGATAACGGCTCACCTATAAGTGCAGGAGCAAAGGTAACGGATAGTGAAGGTAGAACATGGACTAAAGGAGGAGCAGATCCAGATGCTGGACTATCTACTGAAGCCTATAAAGCCAAGTATGGAGTTATGGGAAATAATTATGGGGATATGAGTACGGATAAATTACAGTACAATCCCTATACTGAACAGCAAACTAAATTACAGGATGCATACAAACAACAAGAACAATTGTTGAGGGAGCAAAATAGATTAGCTGTACAGCAAGGAGTTAATAGGCTTAATACTCAAAAAACAAATATTAACCAAAATGCGGAAGATAATGCACGCCAAGCATACATACAATACATGCAGAGCAAAAAAGCATTACCACAACAACTTGCTGCTCAAGGTATAACTGGGGGAGCTACAGAGACTGCTAATTTAGGGCTGGCAACTACGTATCAAAATAATTTGAATGATATAAACAGAAATAGAATTAATCAGATTCAGGATATAGATAATGCTATTGTTGACTTGCAGAACACAGGCGACTTAACAACAGTACAACAAGTACTTGCTAATAATCAAGCCGCATTAGATGCTTATACTCAGTCATTTGACAAAGGAGTATCATATAATCAATGGGCAAATACTTATAACGCTGATAGAGCAGATACTGCATGGGAACAAAATTATAAACAAGAAACATTAGCACAAAAAGCATACGAACAATATATGCAAGAAAGAGAACAGTTAACTAAAGAAAAGCAAGAAGAATATGACAACATAATGAATATGTACTTAAAAGGTGCGTTAGATGTTGGCTATGCTGCTTCTATGCTAGGAATACCTGCAGAAAACTTAAGCGACCTAAAAACAATGGCAGAAAATGAAGCAAGATTAAGCAATCAACAAAAACAAGCAAGTATATATAAATCATATAATAACGGTGGAGGTAGTAGTGGTAGCACAAAAGGAACAAGTACTTCTACCCTAAATACGATCGTAAATAATGTACAAAAAATGCTTTCCGAGACGGAAAAAATATTTGATGGAGACATAACAAGAGCCAAATATTCGGA